GGTCATCGGTCTTTGTCTGAACTGAGATCAGTATAGAGGCAAAAGGGAAGGGGTGTCCCCCTCCGTTGTGCCACTATCAGAATTGGATTTCTTCTAGGGTGGGTTCTGCGTCGCTGCCATCATCGGCGGCGATCGTTTCCAGAATCTGCAGGATCTCAGCGCCGTCGTTGCCAGAGCGGAGCAGGGAGAGGGCAAGTTCGCGGGACATGGTGTGCTAGGATTGTGGGTTGTGGTTTGGTGTGGGAGTCTTTAAGGGCGTTAACGCCGTAGGCGTTCCGCCGTAGGCGCTCCCGCTCCCATTGTATCAGGCGGCGATCATCAGATCATTCTCCCAGGCGAATCCCCAGAGAACAGGGTTCTCAGCGTAGAAGTCATCATCCTCCAGGGCAGCAACATCCTCCCAGGAGCAGGGAGCAGGAGCGGGAGCGGATGCCTTCATGATCGCTGCCTTACACTGCGCGGCGATCTCATCAATGCTCAGGGCGCGATCGGTGGCGGGATTGTAGCGCATGATCGGTTCGGGTTGTGAACTGAGAGAATTGTAGAGCAGTTTAGGGTCGGTGCTCAGGACCCTTGTGCCAGTGCCTCAGGCGGCACAGAGAGCGGATTCCATGCAAACCTCCCGCACCTCCAGCAGGGTATAGTCTACGCCGAACTGCTGCTGCAGTTCTTTTTCGTATGCTTGGGCAGCGGAGAGGCAATCGAACAGGCGCAGGGAATCGAAGTCCTGCCCCGCATAATCCTCACCAGCGATAACGGCGTAAACTTTCATGGTCGGGTCGTTTGAACTGAGATCAGTATAGCAGGTCGGGGGTGGGGGGTTGGTGCCCCCCGTGTGCCAGTGCCTCAGTCGGCATAGAGGCGCTGGAAGTCTTCCACAAACTCCCGTGCCTCATCACCTGACATGCGGGAGAGCATCTCACGGGCGACGGTCTCCCAGGAGAACTGATCTGCCAGATCACAGATCGCGGAGCGGGCAGCGGAGGCGCTGAGGTTGGAAGCGGTGATCTGAGCGTAGGTCATGGTCGGTTGCTTGTGAACTGAAAGTATTGTAAGGGGTCAGGGGGTCAGGCGGCGGTGCTTTGTGCCACTTGCTGGACTGTCACAAGACAGTCTTGATGAAGGTTTGAAACTGTTCACCCCAAGCAAGATTTAGTTTCTCCAATTTATCAGCAGATGCCCCAAAAATGTTGGAGAGGATGTAGAAAATCTCCGTCGCAACTTTTAGGAGAATAGCAGGAATTGCCAGAACAATGATAATAGGAACGGCGACAATCCTTTGCTTTTTGGAGAGTTTCATCGGGGGGGGTTCCTCTGATCTGAGAGTATTGTAGGGGGTGGCGCCCCTCAGAACGCCACCAGTTGGTCCAGATCCCATTGTGGCACACTGGCAACCTCACCGATGACGTAGTTGCCGCGATGCTTGCGAATCCAGGCGTTGACATGCTTGGTGGTGGTGGCGCTCCACTGCTGAGCGGTGCGAATCCACCCTTTGCCAGGCACGATGGCGGCGACGGGTTGATCGTAGGAGAACAGGATGCAGGTCCCGTCTGCCAGGGTCACTTCGGTTTGGTTGCTACCGACTTGCTGAACTTTCATGGTGGGTTCGCTTGTGAACTGAGATCAGTATAGGGGGTCAGGGAGGGGGTCCATGTGGTTCAGTGTGCCAGTGCCGCCGGCGGCACTGGGTTCAGGGCAGGACACACCCTGGCGGCCGATTCTGAAAGACAACCACCTTGCCACCGTTAGCACGACATTCAGCGTTGCGGTGGGCATTGCCCTGAGCCGCCAGATGGGCGCCGCCCACAATGAAGAGCAGAGCAAGGGCAACGATCCCCACGCGGTTTAGGAGGTCGATCATCGGTGTCGTCTGAACTGAGATCAGTATAAAGGGTCAGCGGGCGATCAGGTCGGCAGCGGTGTCCAGTGCCTGAGCTGTCACATTGCGGATGGGGCGCAGCGGTTCCCAGAATCCCCAGAGCAGCAGAGCGGTGATCAGGAGGCGCAGCATGGTGGCGCGGTGAAACTCAGGGGAACGGGAGCGGGTCAGTGCTTTGATCATGGTGCCAGGTGAGCAGGGGATCCACAGGAGCGGTAGAACTCTACCATCCGCATCGCCTCATCATAGGTGCGGAAGAACTGAGAGCGCCACTCACACTGGTTGTAGGGCACCTGGTAGCGGACTTCGTAGCGGATCATGGGGTTCGTTTGATCTGAGGTCATTCTAAGGGCAGCGCCGCTCAATGGCGGTCGCTGATGTTCCAGTTGGTGGATTGGACCTGAGGGGGAGCGATCTCACCACGGCGCACCGCTTGGCGGTATGCTTCCTCACGGTTGACCTTGGCGGTGTACTCTGCCATCACGCTAGCGATCAGTTCGTCGTGAGTCATCTTGGTTTGTTTCATGAGATCAGTATAGGGCATCAGGGGGGCAGTGGGCGGTTTGGTGGACGGTTCGGGAACTGGCACAGCAGTGGTTGCTGGGGATTGCCGCGGCCCTATACTGAGGTCACAAGCGAAGAAGGGGCGGGGTAGCCCTGATGACGAAAACGGTCGCCACGCCCCCTGCCATAAAATAAAAAAAAGAAAAGTATAAAAAAAGGGAGCGTATTTGCTCCCCTTAGTGTCAACCAAGGAAGGTGGCAGGGTTGCCATAGTCTGCGATGACCATTCCGTTCTGGCGAATCTCAGCGTAACCGTAGTCCTCGCTCAGAGAATAGCAGAGGTCGTAGGCACGATCCTCATCAGTGGTAGTGTTCTCCCAGGGAGCGGAAGGGCAGATCACGTCGTAGCGGGTCATCGGTCTTTGTCTGAACTGAGATCAGTATAAAGGCACAGCGGAGCAGGATGGGGGCAGCGTGTGCCACCCCCTGAACCGTCACACCAGCACCAGCGGATCCAGGTTGCTGATGCTAACGGTGTTGAACTCAGTCAGAACTTTAACATTGTCAATGTCAAAGAACAGGTCGATTGCCTCTACTTTGCCACCGTATTGGAACTGCAAAACGGTGTTAATCTTAGTGCGCTCTTTGGCACCCACAACGTCATCGAATCCCTGAACTTCGCCTGCTTTGTTGAAGCGAGGTGCCACACGGGGAAGAACACTCACGAACAGCACTTTTTCCAGGATGATGTCAGGAGCGTACATCAAACGTGCCGCTTCGCCTACACTGGTGTTAGCATAATTTTTGATGTTTTTGTTGATGTTGCTGTTGAGTGCTTTGCCAAGAATTGCAACTTTAAGTTGACTATCAACAAACCCAGCAATGTCAATGTCAAAGGTGCCTCCGAAACCGTCTACGGGCAGTTGGTATTCATACTGCCAGTCATACTCTGCCCACTGAGGGTTTGCATTCAGAACCTCATCTAAAAGCACCTTGTGGAACTCATCTGTACGCTTTGAAGAACGTACATTCTGGAAGGAAGTCTCGAGGAAGGTTTCCATTGGTTTGATTGAACTGAAGTTACTATAAAGGGTGAGAAGGGGGGAGTCAATCCCCCTTGTGCCACTTCAACGATTGGCACACTGAAAGCGTCCGTGGTTGAAGTTAGCGTTAGAAAAGACCTCACGATTGACCAGTTTGAACATACCAAACTCATTGGTCATCACATAACCCTCAGCGTCGATTCTGTTGCCGTAGAGATAAGCAGCAGGACCATTGTTACGGCAGAGGAACAAACAGTCATCTTTGATTGACTTCACCAATGCCCACAAACGCATCAGGTTAGTGTCACAATCGAAGTCCTCAGGATTGATCTCTTCACCCGCACGAATGCAGGCGTTAATTTGCTTTTTGATCTCTGCTGCTTCTTTGTTAGAAACGAACTCACACGCAGTTGACATCTGGCGAGCGAAATCACAAACCTCTTTTACATCAGCGAATGAGGTCTGATTGTGTACAATGTAGGCATCAGGTTTCACGAACAGAACGTCATCATCGCTTTGCAGATTCACCATCAGGGGCAATGCCCAACTATCACGAAGGTCATCGTTTGCTTCATAATAGGTGTGAGGTGCGATGATAATACGTTGCGAAACTACATCACCGAACTTATAGGTGATCACGTTCGGAGTGTATTCAGTTTCACCACCAAACCCGATAAAGTCACCCTGAATGATAGACTCGGTGCGTGGCAGATAATCAAAGCACGAATGAAGAATGTCTGCTACATTGCCTTCATAATGCTGGTCAATCTCATCGTGAGAGTGAGCAATACGAATCTTCTTTTTGTTGAATACTGCCTTAGTGCCCACGAAGAACGTACCCGTTGCAGGATCAGTGCCCCACACGATTGCAGGGGCACCGTCGATCTTAACGCTCAGAGCGCCAGCAGCAGTGAACCAATCCAGAACGGAAAGGTCGCCCGTGAGGATGGTGTCTTCGGGGTGCTCTTGGTGCTTGTTTTGCATTGGTTGTTTGCTGATGAACGTAGTATGGCACGGGGGCACGGTGCTCGCAACCCCCTGTGTGCCACTTGCTCAACCGTCCGACACGGCAGGATCGCCTAGCAGTTCGGGATAGTATTCATTACACTCACTGAGCAATTCTTCATCAGAATACTTAGCATAACCCTCATCCAGATAATCATAACAGAGTTGGGTCATTGTTTTGAGATCCATGTCATCCAGCAGTTGCAGAATGAAAGCATCTTGAAGTTCAGAACGGTTCATCAGAAGGAAAGGTAAGGATGATCAGAGTCTAACACGTCGTTGGTGTCAGATGCGGTGAGCAGTGTTGTGATGGGATAATACTCATCCGCATCAGGATCATACACTGTCGGAGTGCAGTCCAACTGCTCTGCTGTCATAGATTGTAACATGACCAGCAGATCCTTATAGGTTTGGCAACCATAGGGTGCATTGTTGGTCATTTCAGAACGTGACGATAATCAATGGATTTGATGCACCAACCTGTGGCACATGTGATCTCTTCAACTAGATCATCTTCATCATCTGCTTCCCAAATCATACCAATCGTTTCATCGGTAATGTTAGAGAATTGATGCTCGGGAAAGTCATCATCCTCATCAAAATCAAACTCGATTGCGGTGACTTGAAACAACATCAGTAGTCGTAGTTTCCGTTGATGTAGTCATTGACATCGAACTTGTCATCATCCAGATCACGAAGTTCGGGAATGTCAAAGATCTCACCAGGAGCATCTTGAATCTCTTGCCAGAGTTCATCAAACATGGTGTGTCTCTCAGGAACAAACGTAGTATGGCACGGGGGGAGGTGCTTAGCAAGCACCGATGTGGCACTTAGGCGACTGTCACACTCACCTCTTTAATGTTAAGACCCATTAACTGTTCAGTGACACGATTGCACACAACTTCGGTGGGATTCTTGACTCTGGACTTTTCATACCAAAATGTCACGCAACCGTCGTTAGTTTCGACCCGAACTTTAACCTCAGTCATGGCGAAATCTCAGGAACGAATGTAATTTATCAGGGGGATCATCGGATTGCAACCGATCTTGTACCACTTCACGAACTGGACCACAGGGGCTTGACAGTACTCAAAATATTGATTAGAATACCTTTGTTCCCATTGAAGATAAGAATCTAGACTCTATAAGATATACTAAAGAGATGTGAAACAATACCCCGAAGGGGTATTAGTCTAAGAATATAAAAAGCACATCTAGATGGTGTGGGAAGGGGTGAGTGGGGTGAAGCACATATTCTTGCACATAAGGCGAGCTCACGTGGTGGGTGGGTGTCGAGAATGTGTCACGTATTCTTGCACATCTCGATACGTATGTGTATGTGCGTCGAGATTATAATATCGTGTGTATATGTCGTCGAGATGTGTATATCGTATATGCGATCTCGACGAATTGTGTATGTCTCGTCGAGATCTTGATATCATCTAGTCGAGATTACCAATTCTTGCTGAACACGAAACCATCCACGAAATCATAGTCATAATAGAGACCCTGATCCCAAGTTGCTTGCCAGTCAATGATCACGAACGAAGGAACGTTCAAACCATAACAATCAGTGGTGATTTCCTCTGCAAATGCTGCCTCAGAATCATAACGACCCTGATAGGCATCTTCAAAATTACCCAGATCATTTTCATCATAGAGTTCCAGGAATGCATCGATTGCATCCGAACCATAACGGTTACACAGTTCGGCATACAGATCCTGATTCTCCTCAGAGATTTCATTCTCCAAAGTATCATTGTTCAGGATACCTTTGACAGTCAGCAACTCAGTGTAGAATTGAGTATACTTCAGTTTGCCTTCCAGTTCATACCCACAGGCACGAACGATTTCAGACATCTTAGCAGGCGGGTTTTGTGCCTGCATTTCGTTAACCTTGATCAGCAGTGCGTTGCCAGTCAGCATGGTCGGTGTCTCAGGAACGAATGTAATGTATCAGGGGATGGGGGGCATTGCAACCCCCCTTGTGCCACTTGTTAAACCGTCACACCTCCACCATCTCACGCAATTGGTTTCTGATATCAAAAAGTTCCATATGATCCATATCTGCGCTATCCATATCAACTGGCGCAAATTCACCAAGATTTACACTACCATCAGCATAAATCGGAGCATAATACAATTCATCACCATCTTCCTGAGAAAGAGTAAAAACGCAACCGTAGTTTGTGGCAGTGAGAAGAACCATTGAGCAATCCCTCAGGAACGAAACCAACATAACCCGCTCGGCGGCAGATTACAACCCCCCTTGTGCCACTAGGAGAACTGGCACAATTCCCCTTGATTTGGGATTAATGCTCTGCTATCTTATAAGAAATCTAATGAGGGGAAGGGTATCCCTGCTGACGACAATACATCGCCACTCCCCCTGCCATAAAATATTCATTCTCAATAAGAAACCCCTTATTGAGAATAGGGGATCTTGTGCCAATTCAAGAACTGTCACATTAATCGAATGGATCGAACTCTTTCACCCTACAATGGAGATCTTCATTCGGTTCGAGTTGTAATAGTTCTCGCCAATTAATATGATCTAGATCTAGATCATCATAACACATAATGTCTAGTGTAACCTGTACAATGCGCTTTTGTGCTAGCATAGGTGTCTAGATGCGATGTGTCTAGATTATATCATGCATAATGACGATATGCAAGTGATTCGTAATCTTGCCCATCTCGCGCATAATCCTCGTCGAGATCCTGTGTATCTCGTGCATAATACTCGTCGAGATCCGCGTAATCGTTGCCTGTGTATGTGTAGTCGAGATCGTAGTCGTCGTACATAAGCTCGTCGAGATTTGTGAACGCTTTCGTATTGTAGCATAAAACTCGTCGAGATGCAATCTAGTCTAGATATAGGTCTCGTCGAGATTCATACCAATATATATGATGTCTCGTCGAATTTATGTGCATCTCGTAACATAACTCGTCGAGATTCTATCACGAACTTATAAGATTGTCAAGGCATTATAAGTCTTGTGTGGGGTCTCGGGAAATTTTCGCGGGCGGCGGACTTGACAAACTGCGCTCCTTATGCTAACGTGCTAAGCTTGCATAAGATCTGGGTATTCTCAACATAATACCTAATTGATTCTCAATAAACAATAATTATTGAGAATATTATAAAACACACACAATAATTTAATATAACATTAACTACACCATACAATAATTTTAACTTTTTTAAATTCACCATTATGTATTATATTTTAATCGTTATGTACAATATATAAAGAATGTAGCATATCATATCAATGGCACAGGGAATCATCTACCTAATTATCAACAAGCAAAACGGGCACAAGTATGTTGGTCAGACCACCCAAGGAATGAATAAAAGGTGGCAACAACACATACAAGAAGCAATAAGAATGAGTGATAAACCCCTACATCGTGCCATGCGTAAATATGGCAATCACAACTTCATGATTAAAGAAATAGATGAATGTGATGAGAGTTTATTAAATGAAAGAGAAGAATATTGGATCAAACAACATAATACATTTAAAGAAGGATATAATGCTACAAGTGGTGGTGAACGTCCAATATTCAGTGAAGAAACAAAACAAAAAATAACAGAAAAAGCAAAGCAAAAGATACTTACATCAGAACATATTGAAAACATATCTATTGCATTAACTACAAAAGCAAAGATAGAACCTTGGGGTGCTCTTACAGAAGAGAACAGAGGTAATGGAAAACATTGTGGTCTTCCAATACGTGGAAAGAATTTAGAAACTGGAATCTGTACTGACTATGAGAATGCTCGTATGGCAGCATTATCTCTTACTGGTGATCCGAATAAAAATAGTAATATTCTACTTGCTGCCAGAAAAGATGGTACTGCCTATGGACACAAGTGGCAGATCTTAGAAGACAAATCTAAAAAGAAATCGGTATTTGCTGTAAATAAAAAAACAGGTGAAATAAGTGCCCGTTATGAATCTATTGCAGATGCTGTGAGAGTATTAGGTGGCTCTGGTAAAGGTACCGGATTGATTAAAAGTTTACGCAATCCTGGGCATTATAGTTGGAAAGGATATTACTGGTTTTATAACAAATGAATGTAACAACAGCGGAGATTCCAATGTAGGTTTTGCGGTTAATCAGGTATTATAAACTTCTGCTTTTTTTCTGTCTTCCTTTTCTGCGGTCTGATTTAAGTGCATCGTCGTATGAAGACCTTGTTGATACTGACGCCTTCTGCGAAGACGCTCTGAGGCAATGTTTGCTCTGGTCTTTGCGAGCGCAACTTCCGTTCGATTTACTGGACCATGAATCTGTTCCATTAATTGTGCAAACGTCTTCATTGTTTCTTGGAAATCTTTTTTGTATTTAGAAGATTGGTACAATCTCAGAATTTACATAACCTTGTTCCTTAATATGTTGCTCCCAGAGTGAGGCATCTTCAATATTATAAAAGATTGCTTCTTGTTTCGCTTTCTTCTGGTCCTTCTTCAATTTGTAGTATACAACCTGGTATTTCATTTTTGTTCCAATGTCGAATTACGCCTGCAATAATGAATAGATTAGTAATGAGATAAGTACTGAATATAACAGTACGTATAATAGCAATGTGGTCTGATTCTTTGTCACATTTACTTGCCTTCTCTCCTAATGCTTTTGCCCACCATCTCCATACTGTTCTCTTCTGTTTCATATGATTGTAGTTGAATACTGATCAACACGATGTCCGACATAAGTTAATTCATTCCACTGTTCCTTGTAACAAAGTACCAATAACCTTTCATTCTTATGAATAGAACACGCCTGGACATTGAATTGATCTTTTGGGCGGACGTTGGTTTCGATGGTGATATATTCTTTATCAACAAAATACACCCATCCTTCGACACCTTTCTTCCATTGAACATAATCATTCAGGCGTGGACTATACTTAGACATAAGCAAGTTCGAGAGGTGAGAGTTTAGGTATCATAGCAGAGTATGGAGTTGTTTGTTCAATGTTTACTTGATCACCGACTGTTTTGGCGTTGATAGGAGAGTGGAAGCACTTGGTTTTGAGATTGTAGAATCCCCAGATGCTACGAGTAATCCCACCGCCATTGTAAACAAACCTGTAATGATTATGAATCCAGATTGCAATAACATTACGTTTAAATGGAACTTGTTCATAAGAATAACCTGCTGGTGGTTTATGAGGAAACTCAATCATTTTTGTGGATTGGGTACGGCACGTAATGTATTAGGATTATAACCATCGGCAATCAGTTGATTTAAAACTTCCTGAGTGCGTTCTTTTGTCATATTAACATACTTTTCTTCAACCAGTTCCCAACCAGTTGTACAAAGTTCTTCAATGCGATAGAGTCTTTCTTCCATAATTATCAGGTGGTAAATGCATCAATAATACCAGATTCATAATCATCCACAAGTTTGAACTTCTGTGCCTTGACGACATTGGGCATGATTAGATTCTGATAACTGTCATCAAAACCATCTTCATCGGCAAGGAGTTGGAATGCTTCCGTATCATTCTCAGCGATTAGTGATACAACACCACCATATTCAGAAGAAGGAAACGGAACCCAGTAGTCAACAATGTAAAGTGATTTCATTAGTATTTCTAAATTACTCCTTAATTTTAGAGGAATGAGTGAGATTTGTCAATTGCCTTTCCAGTTCAACTTTGATTGGAATGAGATGTGAAGCAAAGAACCTTTCATATTCATTTCCTGTGATGAGATTTGAAATGTTCTCAATCTGCATAAGTGCAAAAATGAATTTGGTTTGATCGTTCATACAAACTCCTGAATGTAATAATCAACAGTCACTTCCAGTTCTGCTGCTTTCTGCTCATAAAAATGATCAGTGTATTGTTTAGCAATCAACCAGGCATCATGATTAAATTGCTCAACCTCAGAATGCTTCATAAAATCATCAAATGCATTCATAAATTGTTGAATGTCTTCGTCGTTCATTTGGAAAGATGGCAATGAGGATGAGAGGGAAGTTCGGCACAGACCTTATCATATGCCTTGAACAGTTCTTGATCACGTTTGATGATCATTCCGTTCCACATGAGAATGGCAATGATACCAAGAAACCAATAAGAAGTTTTCATCAGCAGGCACCTGCCATCGGATTTCCAAGTTGGGGAAGATTGGAGTTATCACCCGTTTGATTGTAACCGTATGCCACACGCTCACGGATGTCCAACAGCATTTCTACTTTGTTGAGAAACTTCTTTGACACTTGACCGTGAGGAGCAAAGGTGACTGTACGAAGTACCCAAGTTTCAGAAATATCACCATAAGGAGTCTTGACGGGATAGAAGTCAACCACCATATTGCCGTCCTTGCTGGTCAGTTGAGGCGTTTGCATTGGGTGTGTCCCGATTACCTTTGTATTATAACCTCAGAAGGAGGGCACCACATCGTACCGTAGTCCAGTTTGCGATCTGTCCATCTGCTCCCAGTAGGAATAGAGTTTATCATAAAGTGCTGGCACACTGCCATATTCTCTGGCAATACGATGTTCATCTGCATTTTCAAGATTTTGCAGTGCAGAAAGAATCACACCCATCTCATGTACATTTAAATTAACTGTTGCTTCTGTAATTTTCATTATTCAATCCCAACTTACGTTTTGCAAATAAAAACTAGGCATAACCTCAGACCAGACACCAAGTTCTCCAACCTGACCGATCTTATAGTCCCATTTATATTCATACTTATTATGAGAATCCCAGGTCATATAACCTTTCTGCTTATCAAATCTTCCTTTGATCGTCAGACTGAATCGATTTGAAAAGATATTACGAGTGCGAAGTGCTCCACCTTTTTCACGGGTTTCAATCACCACACACAGATCCGTCATTGGTTCACCCTCATACATCAGAGCACAAGATGTTTCATAACGAAATGGTTGATAATTCGTTGGTGACTGTTGTGCATAAACTGGTGCAGAGAACAGAATCGCAGCAGCAAAAAGAAGTTTTTTCATCCGATTACACGATAACAAATAGTGGCGTTACCCTTGCGGGGAGATTGAATATGTGCAAATGCAGCATAGGATAGATCTAGATCTGCATGAGAATATGGACCACGATCATTCACTCTCACAATCACTTGTTTGAGATTATCCTGATTGGTTACCCGAATCCTCGTACCCATAGGAAGATAAGGATGAGCTGCAGTCCAACGATAAGCATCAAACCGTTCACCATTAGCGGTTGTTTGTCCATGGAAACCATCACCAACACCGTAGTATGTAGCGATTCCACACGTCAAACCAGCGATCAATCCAATCATTGAAGTCCTCCTGGATAAGTTTCAGAATTACTTACTTCATTGTTTTTGATTTCCCAAATATAACGACTCAATGCTTCAACAGCACTTGAAATATCACTGTCTATTTGTGCTACTTGATATTGCATTCTACCAAGTTGAAGATACAAATTCAGGCACATTCCTAAGTTGAGAATAGTGCTCACAACAACGGCATATTGAATTACTTTGTTTCGTTGCTCGTTCATCATTTCAGTTCGATCCGATCAAAGATTAACATACCCAGTTCAAAAAGTAAATCCTCATCCATATCTCCCATCGCATTGCGAATACCCTCTACCACGGCAGTTTGCATATATTCAACAAATCCTTCATCTTCATAAATGTAATCAATGACTGCTGGTTTGAGAGCATCAGCAATCTTGGTGACAGAAGTAGTAGAAAGTTTCATGAATCAGTTCTCAGGGTAGAGTTTCCAACCATCAGGGCGAATGCCCAGTTCTTCACAACGAACCTCATAGGCAATTCGTTGCAGAAGGCGAAGATCCATGCCGCTCACCGATTTAATGATAGAACGGCGGATCTGGGCATCCTGTGCGGTGTCGGTGACCATTGTGGTTCCCTTGATTACCTTGTAATTATAGCGCCACCATCAGGCGGTTCGGGAAGAACTGTGCCACTTTGGTAGGTGGCACACAGTTCTTCTCAATCAGATACCTCAGATATAAGGTTTCTTCTTGCTCTCGTGCTTCTATTTCATGTGGTTGATGCCAATAGTCATAAAGTTCGACTTGAACTTTACCATAACACATTTTTCCACGTCGCATCCGCAGCGAACCTAGCACCCACTGCCGCAGGTGGACCAGTTCATGCAAAAGAGTTTTTATATACAACTCCTCCTCCATATGAGTTTGAAGTTCAATCAAAAACTCACGGGGACGATACGATTCTTCCACGTAGTCACAATAACCATAAACCTGCTCACGTTTCAGTCCACGATGCAGGATCTCTACTTCAATCTTATGACGTGGTAAAAACTTATTCAGAAACCAAGTGGTAACGTCCTCACAGAGGAGTTTAGAATAACCATATCCAGACATTTCAAGGTAATGCATTGTCCCCAGTGAAGAAACCAAATGAACGAAGAGATAAAGATTAGTTTGTTAGTTGTCGTCATCGTTGTCAGTGAATTGCATCAATGCATAATTAACAAAACAAGCACCAATAAGAGCGATAAACCACCAGAAGAAAATAGAAGAAATCATCTTGCGTAAAGATAACCTCCTGCCCAATCTGCTTTCTCAAACAACCATTCACGCTGTTCAATGATGCGGAGATCGTAGCGAACACCTTTGGCGGGTGCTTTCCAAGATGCAGACTTGTAAACCTCACCAGTCTTCTTATCAATGAAGCAGTGGACAGAGCGAGCACCACTGGAATCAATCATAATGACCTTGTGATACTTCTTACCAGACTCGAAGATGTAATCGTAACCATCAGGAGCACCGCCACGCAGAGCATCACAGAACATCCAAGTCCACTTAACAACATTCAGTTGAATGGTGTTCTTGGCATCACGCTCGGCACAGAAGGCGCTGAACTCTTTGTTGAGGGTAGGCATCGGTTGGTTGCGTATGTGCTTATTATAGGGGCACCTAGGCACCCCTGACAGGGTTAGTATGCCAGTTCCTCATCTGGCACCCAGTAGTCGTCAGAACCCAAATAACCCATCCAGTCTGCTGGATCAGAACCATAGATTTCAATCTCACGGATTTCTTCAATCAACTCAGTCAGATTCATGGAGAGTTCCTCAACTACTTCTTTATTATAGCAAAAAACCCGCCTTATGGGGCGGGTCGTGTGCCAGTTATTAAAGTGTCACTTATTCATTTGAAGTGTGGGAACAGGCATTCCACCCTCAGTAGGAACGTAGATCGTTACGTTACCTTTATTAGATCCTTCTTCCAGTCCAGTGATATAAAGATATTGAAGATACTCACGGTTGTCTTTCAGCGAATCACCGATGATTTGGTTTGCCTTAGCAACACCAGTAGCACGGATGATTTCAGCATCAGCAAGTTGTTGGGCACTATCTTTCTTTGCTTGTGCTTCCAACACTGCTACCTGTCGCGTATATTCTGCCTTCTGCAATTCTGCTTTACCAGCAAGAGATTGCTGCCACACATTGTATTGTGGACCACCAATAAAGATGAGACCACCAATTACAACGACACCAACTGCTACGAGAGCAACACCAGAATCAATAAAACCGTTTTGATTTTTCATTTTGAAGAAACTCCAGTATTTTTAAAGATAAGATTAGCAAGAAAAACGATAGCAAGATTTTGCCAAATGGTCAAAAAGACACCAAACCATGACAGAATCAGTCCAAGCAATGCTGCTTCAAAGAATAGTCCAGCAACAGCAATTACAATGACACCAAAAGCAAAACCAAGAGCAGTAGAAGATTTCATAGATTAAACAGCAAGAGCACCAGAAGGGATTTCAACGATTTCAGGAAGTTTAGAATCATCAAACTGGTGCATATTATAGCACACCCACTCACCAGCACGGAAAACATATGCAAACTCTTCGCTGTTATCAGGCAGAAGATATTCACACAGGTCAGCATCAAGGCGAGGAGGGCAGTTATCACCACGCTGAGAATAGTATTGAGGACCATATTCTTGAACTTTCCAACCGTGTGTGGGATCAATACTAAAACGATCCTCAGTCCAAGGAGAACTCATATCACCACCATCAATCAATTCAGCGACTTTCTCTTTGGTGTTGTAATGAGTGCGAAGAATGCGACCCATCCATTCAGGATAACCATCCCAGTGGGAATATGCAGACAGAATCGAACCATCACGAAGTTCGATACCAATGCGAGAGCGGGTTGCCATTAGGGCGTTTGTTGATTACCCACATATTATAAGGGGTCCCCAGTGCCCTGAGAACCCCCTGTGTGCCAGTTTTTAAAGTGCCACTCAATCCATTGTGAACTTTTTCTTAGATGCTTTGCTTACTTTTTCAGTCTTAGTTTCCGCAACTTTCTCAACTTCCACAGATTCTAGTGCAGCGGTTGGTTCTGGTGCAGGAGTTGGTTCCTGGAAAAGATCAGTAAATCTAGACATTTTTATTGGAAGTAACTAAATGTATTTATTTTTCAGTCTTCGTAAACTCTACATTCCAAAGCATTTGGATTAGCGTCACAGTAAAGTTCTAGTGGAGTAGGATCGTGTGAATCTTCTGGATGGTTTTCCTTGTATGCTTTAAGTGCTTCAAGTTCTTCTTCAGTATGTCTCCTAGATTGTGGAGAAATCATAGGATCACTCAAAAGATCTTCATCCTTTTGAATATGTTGATCGATGTTATCCATTGTTTTGTATCGTGATGATAATATTTATTTTTATTATTCACTTAAAGAATTTCCACGCCAATTCTTTGGTGGTGGTGGGTCACATTTACCTTCAAGTGAGCGAACCATCAATTCAGTAAATTTCTCCATTTTTTCAGCAGAAACTGTTTGTGGAGCATAAGTAATTGCATCTTTGAGGGCAACAAGTTCATTCCACTCTTCTTTTGTAAGAACTTCTGTTCCAGTTTTTGCTAGGGTCATAAGTTTCTTGCGTTGTTTCTCAATGTTAGCATTTCAATACCATACTATCTAGAAACTTAATGATTTCTTTGGGATCACGTTACATTAGGACATAAATTTATCAAGATTATCTAAGTCATCTTTAAGTTCTTTTTCTTGTTTCTTATCGTGATAATAAGACCAAAGAGCATTGTGAACGTCCATCAGTTCACTTACCCAGAAACCAGCAGGATAAACTCCCAGAGCGTCTTGAAGACCACGATGACTGGTTCCTTCACTTTCTGCCTTACACATAATATAGCACATTGCTTGGATCATATCAATCTTATCAGACTCAGAAAGCATAAAATACTTTCCGACTGCTCTTTCTAGACTTTCTTGGTGAGACTTCTGCATCTCTTTGTATGCATCAGAATCCCACCATTCTTGAAGTGCCTTACCAAGTTCGTTAGGTTGTTGGTCGGTCATTATTCCCCAAACATAGTTCCAAAAAATCCTTTATCGCCTGGTTTGCGATTCTCCAATTTATCAAGAATAGAATCAGTTGTTTGTAATGTTTCAATGCGACTGATAAGATCTGCAATCACGCTACAAACCATTGGTCGTTCTTGACGGGCAGCATATGCTAATGCATTGCGAAGGGATGCTTCTGCTTCTTTTAGACTATTTTCAACAGATTCACTTAGTGCCATTTAATCGATCCTCACATTTAGTATAGAAAACACCATTAACGTAGCAAGATTTGCCTGGTTCATAGTATTTTACCACAGGTGGTTGATGGTTTTGATATTCTATCATATTTTTTACGTGACAGAATATATTATAACCACATACAAGAGTTTCAATCATTCTTTGATCCAGAAACCATCATCAGTCATAGACCAACCACCTTCCATTGCTTGATCCCAAGTCATATTATCGGGACTAACTTTTTCAGTTCTCTTTTCAACTTTTTTGAGAAGATAAGAACCATCACCACGATCAACCCACTGAATTGTATCACCTTCTTTCAGACTTGATGCTTCTAACAAATCATCAGGAAATTGAATAAAGTATTCTCCACTTACACCATCAACCTCAACAGGAAGTTGCCACTTAACTACTTTATCTTGCTTAGAATCAAGTTCTACACGTTTGTTGTAGTATTCTGCTTCACGCAAATTATATTCACGGCATTTATTCTTTTCTTCATCTGCCTCACTATGTCCATTACCATTCAAAAGTGCCAGAAGGTCATAACAACGACCAGTGTGATGTTTGAAGCAATAGTATTCTTCTTCAACAACACGTTTGATAGTATCGTAAATTTCTTGTGGAGATGCTTCTGCGCTTGTTAAAGCATCTGTTACCCAAGTTTTAAGTTGTCCAAGAGAATACTTTTTATAATCAAACTCGGAGGTCATTGAGATAATCCTTGATTGCTTGATCCATAATAACCTGAACTTCTTTGGATGTCAACCCATTCAACCATTTCCAATTTGGGTCTTGTGGGTCCCAATCCATTGTAAAAGACCCATCTTCATTTTGCGTTATTTTCAGAGAATCATTCTCTGGGTTTAGGTTTGGAGCATTCATTGCAGTAATAACTAAATCCGTCTCTAAAATACTTTACTTTTTGAAAATTATCTTCATTGAGTGGTTTTATTGTACCACATTTATCACAAATCCTTGTCTTTTTTGATAGACTTTCTGATTTTTTTGAGTTCTTTAAGTTCAGTCTTAATATTTTTGTAAGCAGTGTCAGCATCTAATTTTCCTCCCATTTCAAGGGCAATGATTATATCAACTCTAGTTCCAAAATGTGCAAGTGCTTTTTCGAAGTCGTCTAAGTCATACATCGTAATTAATTCTACAATGCTCGGCAAGAATATCTATACGAGCATCAAGAGAATTTTCAAGACGATAGAGTTCATTAGTGGTTTCTACATTTTCTGCTTCTAAAAGTTCAATGCGATTTTCTAATTCAATGAGTTTGGCGTAAAGATCTATGTGATCTTCTACTATTGTTTTTTCTGTTGGAGAAAATAACCAATTTAAAATTTTTATCACAATACCCCAACCTCTTTCAAATAATTTCTATATCGCATAAAACGATTCCAGTTTGGTTGCCCTTTAATATCTAACTGATGACAGATTTCACAATAACACAACCACTCATACCAAGGAGTGGTTGGATCTAATACGTGATATGGATAATCAGAGTTTTCCACCTACTGTACCTTCATGAACTTTTTCGGGTTCAGGGAAACCCTCTTGCCGTCCCTTAAGATAAAAACGGGTTGCTGATATACATTGCTCTTCAGTGAGAGACGTGATAAGTCCATTGCCTTCAAGATCAGTTGAGTCCCAGAGTCCATACTTTTTTTGATTAACGTAAAAGCAGTCATCAATTAGTTTCTTTTCGGTCATTTACTTGCTTTACAGTTTCGTGAAGTTGTTTCAGTGCTTCAATGGTTTCAGGAGTTTCTTCCCAAAACCAGGAATTTCCATTTTTATCGACAAATGTGCGTTCAGTCATACTTATAACTCAGTTGAATGTCTTTCTTTTTAAGATTGTAGCGTTCAATGTGCTTTTTACGATGCTCTTCTGTTTGAAAGTAACACTTACGTGTTTCTTTTCCATCTTTGTGAATCAGTTTCCAGGGGAATTGATCAAACGGAAATTCTTCTTCGTTAGTTGCCATTAGGTTGGTTGCTCTACGTTCTGAGTATAAACGTATTTGAAGAGTTCGTCAAGTACCTCGTTGCACTGCTGATATTCTTTACTATTCAGGAGTGTTTTTTCAATCTGCCATCTACGTACAGAATTGAAGATCAGTTTATACTGTTCTTGTGTAAAGTTCATTAGTCGTAAAGGTTTTGTTCTTGTTGGATTCTATCTAAGTAATGATAAATTGTTTCCTGCGAGTATTTAAACTCTTCAAATCTTTGTGGATTGTTTTTTTGCATTTTTGAAAGCATATTAATCCAATCGTAGTGTTTATCTACGACCCACCCATATTTTCTTTCATCATGAAATAAATTAAAAATTGATACCATCACTTGAATCCTTTACTCTTTTTCTTTTCAATAACTTTATCCAAAACTTCAACGTGACTCAAAAATCTTCCACCACACTGGAACCAAGACACCTGAATGTCTTCATAGTTATCAAAAATAAATTCTCTACCATCTTCACAAATTAACTTATAATCGTGGCGATCATAAGGTTTATCACAGGTTTGTTTAAAGGTTTTCATTTCAAATAATGAGGTTTGTCAGTATCAAATTGATAGAACTTAACATCTTTCATGTTTAAGCACATCAATATTGTATCATGCTCTCTCTGCTCTCGAGGTGTGCCACGATACAATCCCCTGCGTTGATAAGCACAACACCAAATATTGTAAAAGATTTTAGATTTTTCATTCATTATCCCAAGGTGCTTTGCGGTTCATAAGTTCTTTAATTCTTTCCACCACAGCAGGATCTGGTGGTTCATTGATTCGTCGCACAAGTTCATCATATGCTTCTGCGGATACAATAATCCTTTCTGGTTCTTCTGACAATCGCAACCTGCGTTCTGGACTGATAGTTATATTGTAGGGGTCATCATAAGGATAGATGTATTCTTGAAACCAACCAATACTCAAACTCTCCCAGAACTCACCATATCCCCATTCATCACCGTCATTATAACAGTCAAGAATATACAGGATGTTGTGGAAACCATCAAGAAAGATTTCCCATTTTGTTGGTTCTTCAAATCTCATTTTTCTTTTACAACACAGGATGATCCAGAACAATTCAAATCGCCAGATGTTCCAGAAACGGTAGATGTGTGTTGTGATGTCTTTTCTGAAGTAGTATTAGCATACACCATACCAGCAACACAAACACCAATAAGTGAGAAAAAGATAAGATTGCAAAGTTTCATTTTAGTGTTCTCCCTTTGAGTTTTAGATTGTTTCGTTACTCCAATAGTATTTAAGTTTATCACCATCTGCGTGAATATTCAAGTGGTAAGTCTTGCCGTTTTGTGTGTAAATCCCCACCCACAGACTCCGTTCGTTCATACTTTCCAGATGAAACAAATCCACACCTTTCAGTACAATTTCGTCTGGGTTTTCAGTAAATCTACTCATTTTGCCTCCCAGAACTTACCATCAGGTCCACAAGCATAATCAAGAAACTCCCATCTGGTTGACCTCAACATATCACAAAATCGTTGCTTACGACCAGTTACAAGGTCATCAGTAGTATTTGGAGAGGCACACATATCAAACCTATTGTCCCTAAAAAAGATATGTTCAAACCAGGATTTACGATACCATTTACAGTCCTTACAGAGTTTCATTATTCTTCCTCACTCTTGCAAGAAACTCATCACTCTGTTGATACAATCGTGCAATCAAATCCTTAATATCATCAATTGCAATCACATTATACTCTACATTCAGGTTTTCGCACATAAGAGCATCAACAGCACAGTCCAGTGCCATTGCCTGCATATGTTCTGGTGTGATTGGTGTCCCATGAGGCATACCAGAACATTCTTCATTATAGAAGTGATTATATCGTCTCAGCACAGTATCACTGCGTTCTTTGCGTTCCCATTCTTGTTTTGCAAGTTCTCTGTTTGCTGCTTCTCTTCTTTCAGCTTCCTCAAACATTTCGTCGGGATACGGTTCTTGGTTTCTCATAAGTTCCTTTAACCTCTGTTTGCCGTATTCAGTGAGTTCGTGTTTTTTGTTGCGGAGTTCTTCTACTTCTTCTTGTGTGAGATTAACCCACGGCATATCTTCATTCATCTTTATACTGTTGTGCGTTAAGTGTTCTCCACATTACAATCTGTTCAAAACATTCTCCAAGAGAACGACAGACAAAACTATCTTCATCAATTCCATCAGGACCATCCCAAATTGTTGCAGTATATCCTTTGGTTGGATGTGGAGTATAAGTGATTTCAATCTTCATTGTTCCCAAGCATAAGATTTTAGAAGTTCATTGTCCTTCTCCAATTGTTCTATTCTATCACACAACTCGGTGATAATACCAATCAAAGCATCATAATCAATCGTCTCCGTATCCCTCCCATATTCCATATCAATATAGGAAGAATACAGAAGTTCTTTCTTGAAGTTTCGTTCAGTCATCGTAGCATCCCTTTAATTTTTTCAAGACAATGATTAAATCCATCTACAAGTAATTCAGTATTTACATTCTGACTTCCTGCTGCTGATTGTTCTTTCGGCAACCAATCTTCTACCAAATCTACAACATCATTACAAGCATCAAAATCATAACCAAGTTCATCTACCAATCTATTAAAAAGTTTTTGTGCTTCGTATTTTTTCACCAACCTATTCACAACCTCATCCATAGGTTTTGGATTATCCTTCTCATCCCACTCTACTTCATCATAATAATCTGGTTCATCAACCACATCAAAGACACCATCTTTCTTTGCTTGTTTCATCGCATCACGAAGTCCTTCTGCAACTTGTTCTGGTGTTTGTGGAGTTGGTTGATATTCAGTCATTGTGGTAGAGCATCTCCCAGTATTATAACCCGTCAAGAAGGCAGAGTGCAACCACTTGATCAAGATTTCCTTTCGTTGTTTCTCATCAGATTCTTCACAATCTCCATAGAACCATTCACAACGATGAGAATAAGGTCCATAGAGTTCATTGAACCACTCCTGAAATGCAACCTCAGCAGTCTCTTCCCATTCCCAATCATTCGCAGGATGTTTAATCATCGTTCATTATAAAATACAAATCCTGTTGCTGTTTTTTCACAGTAGTAATAATACTCTTGGAATACACCATTCATAAAGTCTTCAAGTGTTTCCAGTTCATCACTACCAGTTGAATGATAACAGTCTAACACAAAATCCCGATACTCACCAACAAATCCACAACACCTATCACCAAACTTTGATACATTCTTATCTGGGAACAGTTCGTAGTATGTGTCTAATACTTCCTGTCCGTATTCTTCTAGGATTTCTTCAAGAGTCATAAGGTTGTTGGGGGTCTTTTTTCCAGATATCAGTATAACACAACCATCTCTCTTCGTGTGGAGACATTTCGGCAGTCCAATGGTATCCATTCTCATCAACAGCATCAAGATAATGAATGCGTGTCTTTGGGTCAATCACTCGTGTGATAGTTTTGAATTTTGCTCGTTCAGTCATAGTGCCTCCACATCATAAGAAAGTTCATAAAGTTTTTGAGCATCAACTACCATATCTTCTACACCTTCATCTTTACAACACTGATAGTATTGATATTGATTAGCAATCTCACGAATAGCAGTAGCAAGTGCTTCTTTCATATCATCTGTGGGTTCAACAATCAATTCTGCTTTGAATGCTTCCCAAACTTTGTATGCTGCGTCAGTCATAGTTATAATCAGTAGGATAAGAGGAGTTCAGGGATACACTTTCTTGGTGACTTTCCCAACCATTTTCACTACCCATTTCGTAGATTGCTTGGGCAAACTCAATAAAATCTTCGGGAGTTCCGAAATATTCAGAACAACTACCATCGTCTCTCAATCCACCCTCTTGAAAGTGAAATCTCACAAGTTCAAGGATTTGTTCGTTAGTCATTCTTCCCACCCATCAAAGTATTCTGTGAAAAAATTGAGACTCAAACCAACTTTACCAACTTGAAAATCTACTCCAAACAAAGAAGAAGAAGTAAAAAATGAGAGAAGGATGTGAAATCCACCATTACTATGGACTAAACTACTAGGATTTTCATAATTCACCCAAAGTAATGAACGATTGTTGATGATACCAAACTGCCAAGTACGGTCAGTTTCATCATTTTCCCAAACTTTTTTATCGTATTGAAAGAGTTTCATTCTTCATCCTCCACAGGGAACATTTCGTTGTATGCTTCATCAGTCAGCACAAGATACTCTACATTTTCAGCATCTTTGTGGTCTTCGTAATATACCATACGATAATGATTGAATTGGTTGAGGTCTGTGCTGCCGTATTCTACGACACCATCAACAAGGCAGAGGTAGTTCATCGGGTTGTTGTGTATGAAGTCATTATAAACCAAAAAGGGCACCTGTGGAGCTGCCCTGTGCCAGTTCTTCAAGTGTCTATTTCAGTTCCTCTTCAATCCTTTCAATCTCAAAGATTTCATTTAGAAACTCCAAACCATACTTACCTACGACCCAGGCATCTTTATCCTCAAAAAATCGGTCTCCAATAGTTCTCATATCATAACACTCTGAACCTTTATCAAAGAAAGCAATCACATAACAAGTCTCTTCTGCGGAACCATTGCGTTGATTCCACTTGACGAGTTCATATTTGTTGTTGCATTTGCTCCAACGGAACTCAATGTTACGAAATCTCATTGTCTTCAATCTCCATAATTTCAATGATAGATTTAATCTTTTGTAAATCTTCTAATCGTGCTTCAATCTCATCATATTCTTCACAGAATTGATCCATTCGTTCTTGATGTCCTTCATCATCATAGTTAGTTTCTTCACGGATTTCCCACTCAATATCAGAAAGTCGTGCTCTGGTATCATCAATGAAGTATTCTAGAGTATCAAGGAGTGTCATTTTCAGGAACAGGGGGAGGTGGTGTTACTGGTGGTAGTATAACAGGTTGTGGTGCAGTTATTTGTGGAGGTGGTGCCACTTGCTGAACTGGTTTTTGTGTTGTTGCTTCTTCAAGTTGCTTTTCAAGTTGTTGAATTTTTTCTTCAAGAGGATTAGTTTGTTCTTTTTTAATCTCTTCAGACATTTTCCAACTTGCCACACCAACACTAAAAATACTTGCAAGTGCGGCAACAACAGAAACAGTCTTAGAAAAACTCATTCAATAACCTCCCAATGTGCGTCAGATTTGTCACCAAAACGGTTAGTACCAGTACGAGTGCTAACCCAGAAAAAGTATTTACGATTTTCTGATGCTAAGAACAACTCACCACCAGTGTCCTGTTCTACAATACAGACAGGATTACCTTCCATTGTATTAGCAAGGCGGTTCTTTGCCTTGCTGCTTTTGGGTTTGACGATTACTTTTCTCATTTTGAATTTCCAGTTTCAGTTTGCGAATACCAGTGATAAAATAAGCAAAGTCACGACTTTCAGTTACACGTTTGTCTTCGCCACAAACACCACACTTACCATTCCAGACAGATGAACAACCGACTGAATAGACACCATACTTGTGTCCACAATCCATACAGGTTGTACCTGTCTGTTCAAGTCGTTTGAGTAGTGCCTTCTTCTCTTTGAGAGTCATAGGGGATGGAAAGTCCATAGGGGTTGTTGTCTATGAGGTAATCATACAGCATCTTGGCGAATCCGTAGTGGGGTCTTGTGCCAGTTTCGATACTGGTCGAGGTCGCCACCGTCCACATAATATCCAGTGCTTTCTTATCAGGTAAAGTCTTCATCATTTAACTCCACACCATCAGTAAGTTCTTTTATTCTATCAAAGAAATCTTCATCTAATGGAATCAATTTCTCTTCACCCCGATCAATTCTGTCACACATTTCCATCAGATATTCTAGAAATTCTTTTGGATATGTTTCATCCATATTGATGCTGCACCAGAACCACTGATAACATTCTTCATACGGATCATCACTACTCAGTAGAGCATAATCAGCGTAGTTACCACTGATAAGATCTCTCCACATCTTAAAGTTATTCCAGATTTCTCTCCAACCAGTCTGGAAACAATGACCAAAGTAATATTCAAACCAGTTCAGTTTCGTCTTCATCTAGTTCCTCCAAATGATCCCAGTTCCAAGTGCGAGAGATAAAATCAATATCAAATCCAAACTTATATGCCCAAAATAGAATACTCAAAACATCACCAGATCCAGACTTGATTTGTAGATAAGGCCAAGATGGATAATCATTCCAACTTACAGATGCTTGAAGCAAACTCCAACGCTTGATATTGAAAATCTGAACATACCATTCGTGACCAAAATCTTCACGATGATTGTACTTAATCAAAAATTTGCGTTTATTAAATTTAATTAAATTCATTGCGTAAGTTCCTCTGCAAGTTGTAGCAGATCAATCTTATCCAAGACTATCATATCGTTTTGAGCATTGTAATATTTCACTGCTTCTGCTGCAAGAGAAAGGATTGCAGCAACCAATTTTTCCTCAGTATCAGCACCTTCGTTTCTACGCTGCCATACCGCATTCATAAACTCTTGCGCTCTATCAGACATCTTTAAACTCATCCTCAAAGTCAAACCATTCGTATATAGAATTCATAGCACCCTCAACCACACAATCAACAACAGCATCTTCGTGTGGATTCTCTACGTGTTTATGAGCACGATTATACCCATAACGGACACCTTCTTCCAGTGCCATTTCTAATACTTTACGAAAGTTGGGTTTCATATCAGTAAGGAAGAGATTTCAAACCATTCAGAACTTCCTGAAAGCGTTCGGCACGACTCTTATGATTCTCTACATTTTCTTCTAATACACTTACAATATCATCCAAAACCACATCCAAAGATGCGTCAGTGTCAAAATACTGTTGGATTGCTTCGGCAAGATATCGCCGTCTACTCCATTCCATTGAGTATGGTTTGTAGTTCATGATGAAAGGTTTACGTAAAGGTATTATAGGGGATTTGTCAAGTGTTGTCAATATCCAGGCACTTCTCAAACTTGTCTCTTAACTCATTTAACTTAACCTGATGCTGAAACTCCATAATATGATCTTTTATTTCTTTTTCTTCTTCCGTGAATTCCATACGATATTTGAGTTTAACATCAACAAGACGCACCATTTCCATGTAGAATTCAGTGCCCTTGTTTACAAACTCGTTGTATGTCAATCCCGAGTCCTCCAATCGTCTGGGCGATCCTCAGTCCACCAGTCAATCATATCATCAACACTATCAAATCCACGCTTACCAAAGCGTTCATTACCAAATCCACCAAGATCAAGTTGATTCATAAAATCATCAAGATCACCATCCTGCATATCAGGATTCTCCGATTTTCTCCTTGCTTGGCGTAATATTGTAGCAGCAGTTCTATTTGCTTTTGCAAGCTTCTCTGCCCAAATCATATCTTCTAAACTTACCTCTTCGTGAAGCACGATCCTTTCACAGATTGCCTCTAAACGAAGACGATACTGGGTTGATAACATAACCTACTCCAAGTATGTGTTATTTATTTTCGTATTCGTTCATCAACTCTTTTGCAAGTTTCATAGAACGACGCCACATTAAATATTTTACCACGGGATTGCGTGGATTATTCAATAACCACCACTTTTGCTTCTCAAAGTTAGATTTTGCTAACTTAGAAACATAATAAAAAGCAGCGGCAACGCTATTATCTGTTGCAATCAGATAAGCGACCACTGCAAAAAATAATATCCATATGTAATAAGAAGTCATTGTCCAAACTCCTGAGATCTACGGGAGTTTAGATATTCTAACACTTCTTCTCTCCATTCAAGGAGTTCATTGTAACATTTTTGATTATGGGCACACTGTCTAAGTTCGTGATCTGGTTTTAAAACACTCTCTACAAAAAGTCCCAGAGCACGGTGACGTTTTTCTGCTTTGTCCATAATTTTCGTTGTAGTTGTACTATTTAATAAGGGTCACAAGGAACTCTTACAACTTCTGTCCACCTCCTAACATAACCAGATCTCCACCGATTACCAGGAACATATTCTTCGTGAAGAATGCGTTCTCTACAAATTGGAATGTATTCTCTATAATTATAATAGGGTCTTTCATAGACAAATGGTTCCCAAAATTCTTGCCAGGTGATTGCTTGTGCTGGTATTGGAAATAAAGTAAGTAGAAAAATTGGTATGAGTTTCATAGAAACTTTTCTAACGTATTTGTTACATTTTTTGCTGCTTTAATCTCTTTTGAGATGTAAGTTCTTGCCGATTTATAGTTGTTAGCAACATGAACTTGCTGCCCATTATGTATAATGGCAAACTTTTTTCCAAAAGGAACTGCTGCCCACATTCCATCCTTGGTTACATATCCTTGTGGATCTCCTGGTTTAGGATCTAAAACACCAGGACGGGGAATAAAAGGTTTTAAAAACTTTTCAGTCATCCAAATACCGCAGTTACTCCAATTACTTTTGCACTAGGATTACGAGCGAGTGCAGTTCTTTTTGCATCCTGATAATCACGTGCTTCCACGATCTCATCAAAGACCTTACCAGCAACGTAGAGTTGAACTTTGCAACGCATTGGATTTCTCCTGATTACCTGTTTATTTTAATGCAGAAAGCAGAGGGTTCATGATGGGTTGTGCCACTTCTTCATCCGTCACAAAGGGATCGATTTTATCGTAGGAACCCACCCACTCCCGTGCTTTTTCAAAATATTCTGAATCGTTCTCAATTCCGATGTATTGACGATTAGTATTCTTACAGGCAATGATAGTTGATCCAGAACCCATACAATTATCTAGGATAATGTCACCTTCATTGCTGTATGTCTTGATGAAGTATTCAATTAGAGGCACAGGTTTCTGTGTTGGATGAAACTTTAACGGATCATCGTTGTTAATGACAGGAAATTGCAGAACATCACGGGGATATCTTGTCGTTGAACCACCAGGATTGCCCAGGCGCCTCTCAACATGGTTATAATTGCGTTTTCTGTCGGGAGGGGGCAACTGGTCCTTCGGCAGCACCGCATTCATGGGTTTATGCCCATGTGTCATTTGGGGATTGTATGTTGGCAACTTACGATAAAACACCAGCACATTTTCGTGTGCCTTCATAGGCATCTTCTTTGCATTCAGGTGCCCAGTTGCCTTGTTCTTTTCCCAGATCCACTCATATTTGAAATATTTCAAGTTAGAACAGGCAAGAACCTTATCAAAAGGTGGTTGTGCAGTGAGAACAATTGCACCATTTTCCTTTACGACACGATGATACTGTTCCCACAGTTGATCAAATGGAATCAAACAATCCCACTCGTTCATAGTGGTTCCGTAAGGGAGGTCAGCAAAGACCATATCCACACAACCCTCAGGAAGTGTGGACATAATCTCAATACAATCTCCTTGAAATAATTGATTCATCGCTTCACTACCGAAATTGCAGGTTGACCTTGATTGAACACGGTGTCCACCACCGCTTGCACCTTCTTAGCGGTGCTGATGCCCACAGAAGAGTACACAGGGATGCAGACCAACCCAAAGGACTTAGTATACTCGGAAAGGTTTCCAGGGGCAATAGCGCCGCTCCTGAGTGCCGCTGCGTCGCTCTGGTGGAGGCGAATCACACGACCGATGGTTTGGGAGACGCCAATGTAATCCATCGAACGCATAAAGAGAACTGCTTCCAGACCAGAAACATTGATTCCCTCAGAAAGAATGCTGTGATGAAGAACCACAAACTTCTTAGAGTCATCCTTACCCCAAGCACTGAGAGTATCAAAAAACACCTCACGGTTGACCTTCTGCCCATCGATGATAGCGCCAGTCTTGCTGGTGATATACATCCAAGAGAAACCACGATCTTCCAGTTGAGTGCAGAAATCAGTTTGAGAAACCAGATTCTGAATCTGTTTGGTTGCTTTTGCACAAATCAGAACCTTCTCCACTTCCTGAGCATCGATGGTAGCAATCAGGTTCTCACAGTCAACATCAGCAACAATCTGATCCTTAGAGAGCATCTCAAACTGCTGCACAACAACCTTAGGAGGAACAATGAAACCACCTTCTACCAGTTCAGGAGCAGGTACGTTGCAGATCACGTTGCCATAAACGGCAGCGTCGTTCATCCCAGGTTTGGAAATAGTAGCAGAATGCTTAGGAGTAGCAGTGAAGAAATAGCAGCGGTCAGCAGTAGAAGCGAAATGCTCGGTGGCAGGGAAGAAATGGCGCTGGACAGAGTTGTGTGCTTCATCGAAGTAAATGGTATTGACGTGAACGTCTGCCTGTTGCAGGCGTTGCAGAGAGTTGTAGGTGGTGAAGATCAGTTTGTTACCACGAGTCTGATCCACCCAGTTACGAATCTCATTCGGGCGAGTGGTGCTCTGGTGATGAGTTTCACCACTGTGAACGTGCAGCACAGAAGCATTGGTGATGAACTCCAAGAACTCACTGGACAATTGCTCTGCCAGGAGGATGCGCGGTGCCACGACCACGATAGTCTGGGGAATATTCTTAAGAAACTCACGAATAGCATCAAAGATAGCAACATTAGTCTTGCCGCCGCCAGTGGGGATAATCACTTGCCCTTTCAGGTACTTGGCAAGGGCATCCAGAGCACGTTGTTGGTGAGGGCGAAGTTGGAACATCATCTTGCGTTTCAATACAGTTATTATACAGCAAAAAACAGGGGAACCAAAGCCCCCCTGTGACAGTTATGAAAGTGGATCAGAGTTTAACCAGTTCTTCCCCATCCATCCCACAAATCTGAGGAGCACGGTATCCAAATTCAAGATAATCGCGCAAAGAAGAATTGTGAGTGTTAAAAGTTTCAAGAGAAGAGATCACACGATATGCTTCTTGCTTGCGTGTTTCTACAACTTTGCGAAGATCATTACCATCTTTTACGTTAGAGGTAGTCACATAGAAGTGGACAACAGTCTTGATTCCCTTAGAAGCAGCATCAAAGAAGATAGGCAAGAAATCGCGGAGGAAAACCTTTTGACTTGCCTCATAAAGGCGATGTACAACTTTTACATCATCTTCAAGTTTGAAATCACATTCACGAATTACAAAACCCTTGTCTAAAATAAGCATATCAATAACTTCATTTCGGGAAATAGAAGCAAGAAATGCGCTCTTTCCAGTGTTATTGAAGATTGCTTTTTTGAGATTGCTGCGGGAGAGTTTGGTCTCATTAGGAGCAAACTTTTCTACCCAAGCACTCACAAGTTCGGAAGTAACTTCTACACCCTCATTTTTCTTTCGCTCAATGAAAAGAATACCACGTGCTTTGTAGTCTTCGAAACAAGCAGCAGTTCCATCAGGTTGGGGTTGGTGAAGTAGACCAATCTCATCGATTACGTCACCAACACTATAATTTTCTTTGGGGCGGAAGATATCAACAGGCATCCAGGTATAACCATTTTCCTTATACCAACGGAGACGATGATTACCATTCAGCAACCAATCTTCACCTTCAAGCATACAGGCAGGTCGCTTACCAAACTTCCAACCCTTCGACATCGAACGGTCAACAGTTTCATAAGAAGTTTTGGTGATACCACGAAAGCGACCAACGTTTGCTTTACCAGGTTTTTGAACGGTATTTACATTAATAGCACGAGTTTCCACATATTCCAGAGTTTCGTATTGGTCAGGAATAGGATAGGAACGAATTTCTTCTACAAGACGCAGAACAGCATCATCTTGCGGATGCGGTTGATAGTCAGAAGGAATATTGATGTTAAATTCAGTGAAAGTCATAAGATTCGGCAATTTGTCCATTTCGGTTTTGGCAGTGTGCCTCAACCACCCGCTTAATATACGATGGATCTCCCTTGCCGTCAACCCCCGAATGATTAGAAAAACTTTTCAATACCGATAAGTTCTCCAAATGAGTAATCATATTCCAGAGCATCGGCACAAACATAGTGTGGATGATCAACAGATACTCCAAGTCTAGTGCATAACTCTTTATGATTATCTTCCATCATCTCAACAGCATAAAGCATATGATTCAAAACATATTCTTCACTATGATATTGACACAAACGATTCTTTAATCCTAGAAGAAAATTACCAGACCCTGCCGAGTTATCGATGAAAGTACTGCTCGGATCTTGAAGTAATTCCAAAGGAATTTCATCAATCATATTCTCGACAAGTTCTTGTGGGGTAAAAACTTCTTGTGTTTCTTTAATTCTTTCATCGGATCTTTCAATCGTAGATCCAACTTCTAGATTATGTTTATTCTTTGCCATTTTTCTCTTCTAGACACCTCACATACGTCGAGATTAGATCGTTCTTACCAAAATGATACCGTCCATTGCACTGATTTGCAACCTCTCTAAACACAGGCGCAAACTCAACGAGATTTTGTATTACATCTGGTGAACGAACTTTGAGAAAGTGATGTCCCTTTGCATAATGAGTAAAGTTCTCAGTTTTAACTCTACCACTGGGTCCACAACCATACTCACCCACAAACACATCTGCTTCAAATCTTCTCTCATAAGAAAGAAACTCAAAGTCAGAATGCTCACGCATCATCGGAATTTCTCCGACTCCAACCCTAAATCTAGACGTATTTCTAACTTCCCAGTACTGTTTTACAGCACTAATCCCACCAGGAAATGTGGAAGGATCTAAATCTTCATCAACAACACAATGAAGGTGACCTTTAATTTTATTCAAAGAAGAAGGTTTGCGTACAGAAGTTGGTAATACAAACCTTATGTCATCAGTAATCTCAGCAGTCTTATTCAAGAACTTTATAGCAAGATTACCACCAACACCATATGGAGGATTACCAATAGCTAAGCTGAATCTCATTCCTTCTCTTCAACGGCAACAAAGCGATTCTACTGTGATTT